AAATTACTCCGGTCTCTGCGGCTGGTGTGCCTTGGTAAACCTTACCCCCTTTTAGAACAATGATTGCACTTATCCGTCCCGTACTGATGTCGTTTCTTAATAGCGACAAGGTAAAGCGATTGATTGTTGACATGCTCCGTAAACTTGCTGAGCAATCTGATAACACTGTGGATGACGCTGCTGTTGATTTCATCGAGCGTGGTCTTTTTGGTGGCTGATGGACTTAGGGCAGCCGCCGGTACTGCCGGTTCTACGGCTCCCTGAGCCACCTGTATTCCCCCCTCCGGTACTGGAGGTACCAAGAGCTGTTTTACCCTCGTACAAGCCGCTTGTAGTGCCTCCTAGTGACCTTCGTCCACCTCCCGGTGTAGAGGGTGTTAACACAGAAGAGGAAAAGACGGAGGAAAACCCAGCACCTAAACCTGTGCTTCCTCCTATTCCACAGCCTCCGCCTAAATCGGAGGTTCAATACTTTGATGTACCGGGTACCGACTTGTCTGTCCCGTTACCTAATCCTGAAATTTTAGCTACGGCTACAACGACAGCTACTGTCTCTGTTGCAGCCACCCTTACAGCCACTGCAGTATTTAAACGGACAGTTAGCATTTTAAAACCTGTTATTAAAAAATTGCTAACTAAAAAGTCACATGCAGACGACTAAAAATTTTATTCATGATTTCTTTAATGAGATCGTGAAGGCTCTTGTGCTTGTTTGGAGTGCAGGAGTATTGACTGCATCATACATGGGAATGTTACAAAAGATGGATCCAACGTTCGTAGCTTCATTGCTGTCTGGAACGTTAGCATCATATGGAATCTCTCGCCCTAAAGATCAAAAGGATAAAAACCAACTATGAAATTCGCTATTCCCGAACGGTATAATATCGTTCAAAAACTCTTGGTTTTGCTTGTTTTGTTCCCGAGCGGTGCAATGGCTCAATCCATTACCCCTCAGTTTACTCAAGGTAGTATGCAGTCTACCACTACCACCACTCAAACCATCACCGAAACTATCGCTAATGAAGTTTACGGTGGTGCATACTCATCATGGTCTGGAACAAATGTAACCCCAAGCGGGAGTATTACCGACTCTACAACTACTTGGTCGGTGACAAACGCAGGAGAACAGTTTCAACTAGAGACTGTGACCCGTGCAGCGGGGGTCGTGGAAACCAACAACATTATCCGCGACATCGACACTACTTCTACTACTACCTCGCTCTCTGTCTTCTCACAGTAGCACCGGTTAAAGCGGTAGAAGACCCCAAAGTTCAGAATACCTCTAACCCAGTAGCAGCAGCTACAGGTAACGTAACTAATCAAGCAGTTCAATTCCAGAACAACGGTGCCCCTAGTAGACAACAGTTTACTGGGGGTAATTCTTGTAATGGTGCAACGATGACTTTTTCCCCGTTTTACATGGGCAATGATGTTATGCCTGATAGTTACACACGTAATAATAACTACGGAGCACAACTTAACTTTAGCATTCCTCTTGATGGTAGTATGATTGAGCAGTGTAAAAAGCTAGCTAAACGTCACGAAGAAAAGATGCGTCTTGATTATGAAATAGTACGGGCGCTTAAGTGTGCAGAGTTAATGAAAGCTGGGTTTACTTTTAGACCCGGTAGCCGTGTAGAGGTAATGTGTCAAGACATTGTACCCATTGTCTCTTTGACAAATGAAGAAAAAAGCAACTGAGGATCAGTTTAACGAGCTTCATAACCTCGTCACTTCTGAATTCCTCGCACGTATTAAATCTGGTGAAGCCAGTACTCAAGATCTCAAAGCAGCTTGTGACTGGCTAGCCAAAAATGACATCAGCGGTGTTGCATATGAAGGCAACCCGTTGGATAAGCTGGCGACAGTTATGCCCAAGATTGATCCTGAAATGGTACAGAAGAGGCTGTATGGCTCGAAGCACATCTAATTACTATAAGTCAAACCCTGGTGCTAGACGACGCCGGTTAACGCAGCAAAAACGGTACAACAAAACTGCTAAAGGTCTTAAGATCCGTACTGCTGCTAACAAACTGAATAGAAAACTTGGTACTTATGGAAATGGTGACGGTAAAGATGCGTCTCACACAGGACGTAACAAAGGTAAACTTGAGACACCCTCTAGTAACCGACGTAGACCCCGCACCAATAAGAAGTACGCATGACCCCACTTCTGCCAAGTCCTGA